ATTCCACTACGTAAATTACAGCCCAACTATTCAAAAGAACCGATAGAAATCGGTACCTGGATTGATGGTAGGAAAATTTATAGAAAAGTCTATTTTGGAAAAGGAGATGTTCCTAAAGAAGTATCTGTGGCAAATTGTGCAACTGTTATTGATATGAGAATGGTTGTTAAGAATAAAGCAAATAATGGATCTTGGAGAACTGTACCTTGGCTATACGACACAAGCGATAATAACTGGGTTGCCGGTTTCTATATGGATTCGTTGCGAAAAGTAGTAGTAATGCAACTTAAAAATAACATGGCTAGTGCTTATTGGTGGCACTTAGTTATCGATTATTGCATCGAGGTAAGCCCTGAATAGGCTCATTTTATAACTTCAATAGTCATAAAAGTATTTATTTCATTTATATTGCGTGGGTCAAGGTTTTGAAGCCAGAAAAAATCACCACTGGATACTGGCACTAAAACAGTCGCAAGAGTAGCAGTCCCAAATCCTGACGTCATAGTAGTGATTGTCCTAGTGTGTGGAACTGGTTTTTCTTTTTTCATTAATTCAAACCAACCATAATTCACTCCATTTTGTTGATAATAAACAGAAACTGAAACTTTTACATAGCTTATACCTTCGCCAATAACAATGGAACTATCACTCAGAGATAAACTATCTCCGACCTTGTTTTCTATCTTACTAAGAGGAATCTTCGCTCCAGCCCCAATAGGCTGTTGATATGAATCTCCACCAATTACTGTAATGCAGCTGGGCTGTAATTTACGTAGTGGAATCATACCATTGCCACCCTATAATTGCTTACGCTATATTCATATGAATAACGATTCAGCCCTATATCAGAAACTTGGCAAGATGGAAGCAGATATTAAAAATATCGGGGATCTTGTAAATGAGGTAAACCATAAAGTTGATACATATAATGTTATTTCTCAACGCGTTACAGTTCTAGAAGAACGAGCCACTGATAGAAATAACCGGCTTCACAAACTTGAAGAGAACCAAGCCAAAATTGTTTGGGCAATCGTGATGGCAGTTCTTAGTGCCATTTTGAAATTCGTAGTTATTGATGGGGTTCATCGATGAAAAAGACGAATTGGCTATCAGTTTTAGTTTGGGGAGGATTGATGCTGTTTAATATTTTATTTTGGCTATTCATAACTTTGAATGGATGGTTTATCCAAGCATTGATCTCGTATCTCGTTATTGGGGTGCTATTTATAATCTTAATGTTTAAGGAGTTAAAATGAGTTGGAAGCAAACACTATATCCTAACCTAGATGACAAAAAGTTAGTCGTTTATGATCAGGGTAAACCTCTGACAAGCTGGCTCTTGTGGTGTCTGGCTGTCGCCCAGAAAACCTTTAACATTGCTCCATTCGCAGAGTCTGCTCAAATTGCATGGAGCTGGAATAATACTAAGCATCAAGACCGTAATCTCCCAGATGGCTGTTTTGTGCCTATTTGGTGGACTGGCGGTTATAAGAACTATGGTCATGTGGCTATTGCTAAGCGTACTGGGAACCGTATTCAAATTTGGTCAAGCCCATATACTCGTAAACCATTTTTCGATTATTTTGAAGGCGAATTAAACACTACTATCGATACTGTCTCTCGCATTTACAGTGTTGCTTATGCTGGTTGGACTGAAACCATGAATACTACTCGTGTAGTTGAGTGGGGCAACCCACCACAATTAAAATCTAATGAGGAAATTGCAGCAGAAATATGGCAAAAGAAATGGGGTGATGGCGAAGAAAGAAAGAGACGTTTAGCCGCGGCTGGTTATAGCTGGGACGCTATTCAATCTCTCGTAGATAAAGGAGTTGGTAAACCTATTGAAAAACCTGCTGAGACACCGCAAGAATCACCAAAGCAACCAGAACAACCAGTTGAGCCACCTAAGCCCGAACCAGCGCCAGAAACGCCTAAGGAAAATACGCAAGAAAAGGAGAAGCAAATGGAAGAAAACAAAACAGAAAATATTAACAAGGACAAGCAGAAAGTTGAAGAAAAGGAGACAGAACTCATGAAACCTGCACTCACTGATGAGCAAATCAATAAAATTAACGAAGAATATATGAAACTAGCTAATGCTTCGACTGAAGCCATCGCAGAGGCTGGATCAGGGTTTGAGTTCAGCAATAAAACTAAGATTGTTGCTTATTTAATTGGAGACTTCTTACTTTTAGGCTCTGCCATCACTCCACAAGTTGTGCTTGCTATTATGAGCTTAAATGATAAGAATATGACTGCGTTCGGAACTGCACTTGCCAGTATTTTAGCGACCTTAGGCTCACAGATTTTATTAATTTTTAAGCTTTTGAAGAAAAAGAAATAAAAATCTTAATTTACCTCAAAAAACCACCCCTCTATCATAGACGATAAAGGGGTTGTTTTAATTTAGATGGTAAAACTATCATCTAATAAGAAAAACGCCTCAAAATGTCTTAGGATGACTAAAATGGCGATATGGATAAATTAAGCCATGCTTGTATGCTGATATTGGGGATTTGTGCGTACGGATTTGAGTTTTCTGGTGTCATAAGTCTTTGAAACACTGCGAAAAGCCTGTAATGATTGACATCTAACCTGTGAACGCTCACAAAAATCTCTGCCTCATGATTCGGCAAAATTATCGTGTAATTTGATGACAAATAGTTTGCCTCTAAACTTGTCTTTATAGTTACATTCTCGAAGAAGACACCAGATGGAGAATCTTTAATAGTTTGCCATGAATCACCGGTTTTATAATTTCCTGCTGGAATATTTAAATCAAAATATATTTTATTCTTTTGTTTTTGAGCCGTAAAATCACTATTCTGCAGAAAATTAGATATTCTCGCTACTGTCATATTTCGTCTCCATATATATGGTAATAAAAAGTCTCTCTTGATGAGCTATTTGATTTGTTACAAATAATATACTGCTTGTCATTGACTAGTGCGCCTAGATAGCCATCATTATTAGTGGATCTTGTAGTAGCCTGTGGAATAACACAATTATGATAACCTTGTGAATAATTGCCAACTTGACCAATTTTCCAAAGTCTAGCTTGAGGAATATATCCAAGATTATGATTAATAATTGAATCGGTATTAGCTTCAACCGTTATTTTTCTCTGCTCTAGAATTTTAGGATAATTAAAATCGGAATTAAGCCTGAAATTAGTAACATCATCTACATTATCTACTTTACCTTCATAATCTGGCGGAACGAACCCAGTCAGTCTGAAATAGAAAACAGTCTCAAACGAATTATTATGTGAGCAATTTATATAGATATTATGATCGTCCGCCCCGATATCAACTACAAATGGTGGCTGACTACTACCATAAAAAATCGGAATCTGCGTTGACAAATCAAAAGCCGGATTAAAATTAGCATTAGTAGACCATTGACCAATAATGAGAGGAGTAAATGGTAGGTTGTGTGGCACTATTTTTTTATTTTCGTTCCAATACTGACCAACTGGCACTTTTATAGTAGTAGATAATTTGAGAGCAAGTATCGGTATAGGGTAATCGCTACTCATTATAAAATTTCTAGGTTGAGTCATTATTGATTAAGCTCCGTAATCACATCAACATTTGGCTTTGATATATATTGACCGAATCCAGTTGGTGATTTTTCGGAACCAAGATAATAACGTCTAACGTTATTGCCATCCCTCACAATGATTTCCCCTGCTGTCTGATCTATAATCATTTTACCGTCGTTAGATGACGTAACTACATTGCCTGAATATTTTACTGTTTTTTCAATTGTCATATCCTCTCCCTTCTATCCCAATACATCAGTACTATCCAATACTGATTGATCTAAGATGAATGGTGAAATAACTGTGGTTTTCTTGAGCGTTAGAGTAGTTTTTAGTTGTGAATCACCAAGCGACATATCAATACCTATAATCTGATAGTTCCCAACAAATTCTTTAAAATCTACCGACACAATATCCTGAAGCTGAAGTGCTGGATTGCCTTTGACCTCTAACTTTAAGATTGGTGAATAATTGGCATATTTTTTCAGAATGTCTGTGGCGTAGCTATCAATGTTCTTATAGTTACCGAAGCAGTCATTGTCGTTAATTTCTAGCGCCTGAACGCCATATTTCTCGACAGACTCGCTATCATGAGCTTCATATTCTATTGGACTACTAGAAACCTGCTTAGCTGGTTCACCAAAAATCTGTAAGAAATTTACAGACACTGGAAAGCTATTCGTATTGGCAAATGTAAGCTTCATTGAGTCGGCGAATAATGTACCAGCAGCCGAGACTTTCTCGGACACTGATTCACCAGATAAATCTACAGCTGTAAAGTTTGAATTATCGGAATTGCCTTTTAGGACTGGATTGGCTGAACATTGCCAGATTGGATCATCGAACGAGATCCATACGTCTTTGGTGCTGTTGGCTGGTAATCGATAGGCATCTTCTTTGGATTCACCAGAATATCCATTTGAATTATCCATTGTAAAAATAGATTGGAACGCCTGAACGGCGCGGATTTCACTTTTTACTTTAACTGTATTTACAATACTGTCGGTGCGGCTTGGCGTGGCTTTAATAATTGTTGTAGCATTAAATGCCATTACTGGCTGTTTACCAATAATCGAAGTCCTTGGCTGAAAACGGATGATACCTTGTTCATCAAGCCACATTGCACCGTTTTCAGCTTGAACTAATTCTTTTAAGGCATTGCCGGCGTTTTTACCAGAAGCAAAATAAACAAACGGAATAACGTTGAGACCTGCTGATAATTTATACATTGCTGGATCAAGTCCAAACTGGTTCAAAATAGTAGCAATAACTTGATCGGTGCGAACATTTCGCATCATCACCATATTTTTGAGGCTCATCTCGCTAATTTCGCTCAAGAAATCCATAGCAGTGAAACTTACAACTTCGTCTAGATTCCCATCATAGGTTGGTAAGCCTTGAGTAAGCCCGACGAAAACTGGTGCTAATCCACCACCTTTAAAACCCATATATAGCCGGCATGGTCGTTTTGGCAAGATATATTTCCCAATTGGCGAGGCACTTCCGTCTTCGCTGAAGCTGAAGCGTTTATCGTAATTATTCAACTCAAAATCAGCAATACAACTCTGAATATTGTACGGAAACTCCACAGAACGTGAGAAATTCATGGAAATGAGACGTTCTTTTAAAAACATATAGTCATAAGCATCCCATAATTGAATTGGGTTTTGATCACTCGATCCAAGAAGATCAGCGCCGTCTAATGTTGATTGGTCAAGCGTGAACCACTTGATTCCAGTATTTCTCTTCTTGGTAAACGAAATTGCCACATCCCAATCTAGTGGTCTAACTGAAGCTGCTGCTAATTGGTGGAATTTATCTGAGACGGTAATCATAATTGTGTCGATTCCCTGAATGATACTTTCACATTTTCTACCATTCCACAATTATTGACGATTGATTGATCGCTTAGCTCCATTCTTGCCACCATATTATCAACACCGAGTTCAGGAATAGAAATGCGAGGATATTTGTGTAGTTCATATTGACGATTGAAGAAGCCCTCTAGGACGGCATATTCTTCAGCTGATAAAAAATCCCATTCATATTCAAATGCAAATTTCTTATACACATAGTCAGTGTAAATATCACCACTTGCAACTAAGACCTCGCTTTTACCGATTTCTCGATTCTTATTAAACGGTGATGGCAACAGTGTGTAGGTAATACTCGTATTATCATCTGTGATTGTAAGGGCTAGACTCATGCCGTCATCCTCGCTTTCTTTACTTCTTCATAGGCATCATGGAAAGTAATGGCGCATTGTCTCAACTCGCTCTTGGTACCGACAACACCGTTAAATGTGAAGTTGAATGTTTCACCACCACCGTTTCCATTGCCGGTACCTAATTTTTCTATCAAGCTTGCCATCTTGGATTCAGGTACTACCCATTCGTCTTCACCAGCCTCGCCTGCCATGATGATTTTACCGCCAGCTGTTGCTGGCACGATTCCACCAGATGCTAAACGTGGGATTTTAAGTCTATCTAGCTTACCGAGATTGACACCTGGAATAGCATTGATAATCCCAATAACTCCATTGATCATATCAACAAAGAAATTAACTGTATTTTCTACTACTCCAAGTATGTTATTGATTGCGGTCTTAAATGCATTAGAAAACGCTTGTCCAATTTTTTCACCACCGTGGCTAAACATTTCGCTCACTCGTTTCCAAACCTCTGCAAATAAGCCACCCAAAGCAGCAATCAATGCACCAAAAATCATAGGCACTGCACGCACAAGTGCCATAAATAAGATTATCGCTGCTGATAATAATTGCGCAATTGTATTTGGATCAATTAAGAATGCAATTATATTTGTAATTATCTGTGGCAACGCATTAGTTAAAGCAGTAAGGATTTGTGGTAATGCTTCAATAATTGCCATAAATAGTTTTACTGCGCCGTTCAGTAGCATAGTAAGTGTTGCTGGTTCCGTAAGCTTCATAACGATAGTAATAACTAAATTAGTGATAGCGTCTATCAAGCTAGGTAAAATAGTAACTATTGCATCTATTAGCTTAGGCAAAACCTCTACTAAGGCGTTAAATAATTGCTCAATAAGTCCTGGTAATATCTCTATAATCGACATTACAATACTGATTATTGCTTCAAGCACTGGCGGTAATAGCTGACTAACTAGTTTCGGGATCTCTGCAATGATAAGTGGTGCGACATTCTGAATAAGTTGAACCATGCCTCCCAAAGCAACTTCAATTGTTGGTAATAAGTTTTTACCTACTGTCTCGACTGATTCAACGACGTTATTCAGCAACTTACCAAAGTCTTGAGTATCATCAGCAAGTCCAACTACAAGATTGCTCCATGCGCCTTTAAGCATTCCTATACTTCCGCTGATAGTTTCGGCAGCTTCCTTTTGCGTGGTACCAGCAATTCCGGTATTTTCTTGAACTAAATGGATCGCTTCAATAATATCTTGATAATTGCTAATATCAAATTTCTTGCCCATTGCTTGTGGGAGCTTTTCGGCATCTTTAAGCAAACGTTCCATCTCAGTTTTGGTGCCACCATAGCCAAGTTTAAGGTTATCGAGCATAGTATAGTTTTGCTTAGCAAAGCCTTGATAAGCGGTTTGAATCAACCCCATATCAGTACCCATCTTATTGGCGTTATCAGACATATCTGTTACTGCCATGTCTGCATATCTAGCCGCTGCAGCAGTATCGCCCTTTAAGCCCTGAAGTAGTGAGGCTGAAAAACCAGTTACGGTTTCCATGTATTGGTTAGCCGAAAGTCCAGCAGTTTTATAAGCATTGTCCGCATATTGGAATACTTGATTTTGAGAATCCTTAAATAAAGTTTCTACGCCGCCAGTAAGTTGTTCATAATCACTAAACGAAGAGATTGATGATTTAAAAATATTCGTGAGACTAGAAAACGCTGACTGAAAACCGGACATGAGTTTTTGCCCCATAAATCCGCCCATGCCAGCCAAAAAGCCATTACCAATGTTTTTTAGACCGTTTTTGAATTTCTCTCCAAAGCCATGGCTAGCTTTTTCGCCTGAATCTTTACCACTTTTATCACCAGCAGAACCCAGTTCAGTCTTCATCGTTTTTTCAACATGAGAAATCTCGGACTTAAAATCCTTAGTATCAATTTTGACTCTATATTCAATTTCGCCAACTACAGTACTGCTGGTACTCATTATTTATTCACTCCATCAATAAATGGTTTCATCCCATCACGAAGTGTTTCGTTAGGGTTCTTGCTGAATGCACTGCCAGTGCCGACACAAACGATTCTTGCATAGTTTACATAATCACTATGTTTAACCTTTTGTCCAGCATCCACTAAGGCTGATAACTCTTCCATTGATAATGGCATCTTCTGCTTTTTACCTGTATGCTCATCAAAAATTTCAATGTAGCCACGTTTTGCCGCAACGATCGCTTCCCAACCATAAAGCATGCCGAGTTCAGCTAGTAAATAAGCTACTCTAGATACTTTACCCTTACGGAATGTGTTGTCTCCAGACATTCGCTTCTTAAAAGCTACTTCTACCGCTTCACGATCTTCTGGAGTCATTAAATCAAGCAGATTCGCCATACTTACTCCTGATTATCAGGTTTTTCACCTACAATCTTTTGATAGATCTCAAGAACGCCTTCAATTGGCACTTTTGCTAACACTTTGCGAGCTTCATCCGGCTTATCAAACACGCTATAAAGAATATCGTTCAAATTTCTAATAGCTTCTTTGACTCTCGTTGGATCATTAGTGCTTTTCGCTTCTTTTAATTCGTCGCATAGGTCGACGTAAGATAATGTTTGAGCTGAAGACATTGGTGTAACCTTGAATTCTACACCGTCAATCTCGGCAGTGATTTGTTTTGTATATACTGATGTTGAAATAGATACTGACATTGTAATTAAAATCCTTTTTATGTTTAATATTATGGGTTTATACAGGGTGGCAATAAAAACTTGTGCTTTTCTGAAAATATGTTATAATTGAGGTATTATGGATATGGGTACATTCGTTGGAGCATGGACTGTTATTAAAAACAACGAAAAAAATAAGAAGAATAATCCAAAAACTTATCCAATCGAGCATTCAATTATCTTGTGGCTTTTATTTGGCGGTATTTTTGCTTACATACCTGTAATTTACTTTACTTTCTCAAAAAAACATAAATGGCATCTATAAAAAATAAGCTCCTACTAAGAGCTTATTTTTAGTTATTAAGACTTTATTGGTGTGCAGTAACTGGAATGGTCTTTTGCGCAGTTACATCCCACTTAGATGGTTTAGCTAAATCACCGGTGCCAACACGGAAGTAACCGTTATCAGTTGGTTGCATTTGTAGGGTTGCTTCAATAGATACTGCGTCTGTCGTAGATAGTGTCGGATTAAATGTCATATTTACAAGCCCTGCAAAAATGTGAATATCATTATCGTCAGTTTTTTCGCAGACTGGATGGATATTGATAGGTAATGCTTTACGCATACTGCAGTTGTTACTACCGAATACAATTGCACCAGTTTTTTGAGCTTCAGCAGTAGGTTTTTGATAGGCATCTGCCCATAAGACTTTTAGGTAATCCAAGTTTGGTAGGTAAACGGTAAAGGTTAATTCTGCAGTTTCTGCTTTACCTGATGGTTGCTTACGAGTGCCAGCTTGAGTTTTCGCTTCTACTGTACCTTCAGCATAGTTTGGCGTAATATCGCCAAGACATTTTGCTGGAATAAGGGTATTTCCAATGCTCATTTCCCATTTACCAGCCATGAGTGTTTCGTCCATATATATTCTCCTTTATGGTTATTAGTAATAGATCGTGCCAGTAAACGACCAGACCATTCGTCCATTAGTATCTAATCCTACATTAGTAATGGATGATGGTGGCATAATAGTTACATTATGATACTCCCGACTAAACACTGGCGGTACAGGTGGGAGTGTACAGATATCGTATGAGTTATTTAGGAACTTTCTTATTTTTTCGATCTTCTGGTAGCTCTCAATGTCGGTTTTGCCTCTGGAGTAAACAATATAGTCTTGGCGATTACGCATACCCCTATCTTGAGAAGCTCCGACACTGGCAATGTAAATGCCATTTTTACCTAAGCCAATTTTCTCCCAGAATAAATCCTGATCAATTTTACCTAGACCGTTATTTTCGAGGAATTTAAGTAATGAAAGTACGATCATTTCAGAAACTCCTTGAAGCCAAGCTTAGCGACGACATTATCTCCAGCTTTTTGCAGATAATATTTAGTATGAGGATTTTTCTTATTCTCAAAGTGTCGACGTCTGGCATATGGCACCCTAGCATCTCCAAACTTAACATGTACTTCGGAATCAGACACAACTTCAACTCGCCCATCACTTTTTAGATCACCGGTTAATTCTGGAGCTAATGCAATAGCATCCATCAGGATTCTATCACCCATAGCACGCAAACCATTTCTCCAGTTCTCTCGTTCGATCCGCTCGAAAAGCTTCGTATTAGTTCTAATTATCACCGACATATTCAGCCCTTTCAAGCGTTAAGGTTAAGTGTTCAACCTCATTAGTGTCAAAATTACGCCCTTCAGTTACGCCAATAATCGAATAATCAGCATTGTTATAGCGAATACCGTTGCCGATAATCTGCTCGCAAGTTAAACCAGTAAAATCTTCTGGATGTACATGGACGGTATTGTTAGATTTCCGTGTTTCCTGATTGCCTTGCGAAATCATGCCTTCTTTAATCTTAACGATACCTCGGAGAGTTTTTTGACCGATGATTAGATTGCCATATATTTCACCTCGACTAATCGTTAGATATTCAAAGGGTACCTCAACAAACATATCAAACACAGTCATAACATCGTCTTTCCGTGCATAATGTCGCTCGAACATTGACTGTACTTTAATAGCGTTGCACTTTCATTAGATAAAACCAAACTCATCGGACTTTTCTTGTCAGCTGTATAGTTGATAGAAAAATCTTCTACTCGTTTTGATTCCACTCCATTATTATGTTCAAAATCCTGTGTCGCTTTAATACTGCCAAATATTTTAGCTAGAAGCATTTTGAGGTCAGCAGGAATTGGATTTGGAAGACTAGATAAGCAAAGTAAATCCTTTAGTTTTAGATCAGCGATTTCAAAGTAAATATCAAAGTTCTTAATTTCAACCTCAGAAAGAGGACGACCAAGCAGAGCAACTACTTCATCTTGTGATAGCACAGGTTGGTGATTGTTCATCTGATCGTCCTTTCCTTAGTTTAATTGATTAAGCATGTGCAAATACGCCAGCAACGGTTTTGTAGCCTTGTGCAGAACCACCAACATAACGCTCAGTAAGCATAACGTCTTGGTTTTTATTGGTATCAAAATCAGTACGTACGGTTGCGGTAGGTTCACCAATTAAAACGTAGCTTTGGTTAGCGTATGCAATAGCCTTGACATCTTTACCGACAAGCTCGTCAATTTCAAAGATCTGCTTTACGTCAAGTAAATTAGCAAGGTTAGAGCCTGCTGGGAACATTAAGTGTCCATCAGAACCTTTAGCTAATTTGAGTTCAGTAGTAAATCCAGTTGGTACAACCAAGATTTTACCTGCGTTTTTCTCGTCCTTGACGGCGCCAACGGCACGAACTGCCAATTCATAGCTACCCTCTCCAGTTTCACCTGTAACTTTAGTAGCAACATTTGAACCATAACCATTGGTTGCATTAATATCCGCAAGCATTGGATAAAGACCACGAGTACCTTGTAGGGTAGCCTTATCACCAGCTCCTTGACCGATCAAAGCACCGACTGCAATAGCGTTAGCCACACGTGCCGCTAATTCTTCAACACGGAAGGTAAGCAATTCACCTTTTTCATCATCGTAAAGATCCTGCAAGTCGATTGGAAGCTTTTTGTAGATACCAAGACCTTTAAGATCACGACGAATATTGGTCAGAGACTGGTCAACTTTTGCATCACCTTTTTTATGTCCATTAGCGGTATCACTAGTACCAATTGCGTAAACGGCAGCACTTTTTACGTCCACTGTACGGAAAGTTGCCAAAATACCAGGATTATCGACCCAAGCCTTGAAGAAGATATTTTCAATCTGGGATGGCATGATAGCATCACCGGTTACACCTTTAGATTTAAGGTTCTCACTCCATTCACGCATGATCTGTTCATTAGAACCACGGTGGTTTTTGAGAACAATTTTCTTAAAATCTAAAAGTGCAGCTTTTGTTTTGAGATAGTTATTTGCAGAAGCTGGCTGGTTAGGCATGACACCTTTTTCCACAACTGCATCTTTTGCAATTTCTTTGTTGTTCATAGTTTCTTCCTTTTCTTCATTATTATTAGTTTCGGGTGCTTCTTGAGTTTCACCCTCTGATTCATTAGTGGCTTCTTCATCTGAATTATCAGCGGAAGTTTCACCAGCTGTTTCTGGTGCTTCGGTTGTCTCAGAAGTCTCAACTTCTGGTGCTTCTGGAGCGACCGTGTGGTCTTTTCCATCACCGTTAGCATCACCAAAATTGTCGTTTTGTTTCGTCTTCATTCCGTCTCCTAATAAAGATTTAATGGCAAGTAATCTTGCTTCCTTGTTGGATCCACGATAGACCAGTGAGACCTCAATCACTTCAGCCTTGCTGATTGTTTCAGAATCAATGTTGTAATCGTAATCAATCATTGTGATCGAGAACGCATTAGACAGATGACCTTCTTCAAGCAGTGTGAGCATTTCTTGGGCGATTTCTCGCTTGGAAATACCAGCTTCAAATGTTAGTTCATTATTCGAGAAGTAAGCAGCACGAATGGAGCCAATCACATCACGAACATCACCGCTATGGTTCAACATTAAAGGAATATCAATGACTTCACTTACGCCTTCGCTTGGGATAGCCGAAACAGTAATATCTCCGCCACCCTTTAGTGGTAAACGTAAACTTGCTACATCTACATGTTCATAATGACGATCTTCGTTATTAGAACTTGCAACAAAGACAATTCTTCTTTCACCATCAACACTCTTGGTAGAGAGCTTGCCAGTAACTGAAACAATTTTCTGTTTAATTGTCATGTTTTCCTTATAGTTAATTTAATATTTGCGATTCTGCATCCATATGGACATCTGCTTCATCACAAGTGATTATGTAAAGATATAGGGTGGCAGAAGAATATGATAAAATAAGCAGTAACATATGGAGGTATTATGTTGCTCGACAATATTAAGAAAAAAGCACAAGATTTTTATAAAAAAAATATAATCTCAAAATTAAATGAAGTAATACATAATATCACTGATAGGGTAAATGAGCCAATCAATGCATTCAAAATTGATAATAGTAACAATAAGAATGACGAGCTTGATTTTGATTCAATAGAAGACAGTCCAAGAGAAATAGCAACTGTTTATGGTGATTATAAAAACCGTAACACTAATACATGTCCACATTGTGGACACATCTTTGATGAGCCACCTACACGTGGCAAAAAATGCCCAGATTGTGGTAATCAATTTTACGTAAGATCTAATAATAAATTATTCGCTAGTGATTTGTTAAAGCCTCAAGATGTAGCTGCAGCTGATTGTTTTAGCCAGATGTATAATTTTGGAGTAACTATTGATTTCGCAAAAAAGATATTCGAGGATAGACTTAAGTCTTTTGGTATTGATCCAGCCCCTCGCGATATCATATGGGATATTATGAGAAAATTTCCAGACACTTTGTCGAGAGAACCATTAAAGATGGCTGAAATGGCATCCATGATGAATAAATTAGTAGCTGGATATGAGGACGATTGTGGTAGAGATCCTAGATCATTATTAAAGACTAGTATTGAAAATAACATAGCTTACTGCCAGATTATGCTTGCACAAAATGAAGTTGACCAAGATTATTTGTATGTTTCCAGCTATTGTTGCTGTGATACATGTAGGTCTAGACATGGTAAAAAGGTTAAAATAAAAGACGCCAAAGAAAAGATGCCTATCCCATTTAAGGATTGTCAAAATAAAAGACATCCAAAGGATAAGTATAGTTTTTGTATAGCCAATTATACCTGTTCGGATCCAAAATTCTGATTCACTTTTAATCTAATTTCTGATTCAGATGATTGGGGTGTTACGACCTTGAGGTTAAAACGCTTCTTGCAATATGAACATTTTACGTTTTGAACAATTAACGTGTTGTCTGTTTCAAACAGATATCTATCACAGTGCGGACATTTGATTTTCATCATTTCTCCACTTCATATTTGACACGACAATGACAATTCGGGTGTAGATCTGCCGCATCAACATCTACAAAGTTATTGTTAAAAATACCACCATCAGTCCCAACAACGTTTCCACCTTTTGGTAAGAATGAGTCTGTTACGAGTTCTCTTTTACCATTCATAGCCTGACAAAACTCACATGGATTTGCGGAAACAGTGTGCCATACCTTGTAAATCTTAGTACCCGTTTCATTCATTAACTGGCTCATCGCATCAACACTGGATTTATTAGCAGAACGATGTTCTTCGGTGCGCGCTAACCTCTGCACTCTCCATTCGTCAGTATTCATAATCTCACGGAGTCGAGTGGCTAATTCTTCTTTATTTAGCCCCATTTCCTGACCTTGAGCCAAAACATTACGAATGCTTTCTGCAGTTTCTTTAGAGTAAGATTTTGCTACATTTATTAAATATGCCTGATAATCAGCACGAGTTAGAGTTGATAAGATAAATTCAGAAGTAGCGTCAATCGGGATATTATTTGCTTTAAGTAATGCAATACCCTCTGTGTAGGTTGTTTGACCCCTTACTAACATGTAAGCAACAATGAACGCTAGAATTTCCTGTGCAGTTTTGTTGGCTTCTTCCTCGTCAATATCGCTTACGTCTTTATTAAGCTTATTATTCTCAATCGCTCGTTCAATTTGACGGTTCATCTGGTCTCTCAAAACAGATGAAACATCATCAATAAACTTCTGTTCCTGTTTGGTTGGGGTATGAGCCTTATGACTACAAGTACAGTGATCGAGATGTTTTTCTTGGTTGACATCAATAGCTTTATTTTTATCCGCATCATTAGACTGTGTTGAATCAGGAGCGTCTTCTACTTCATCACCTTCGTCTACTTCTGGTTTATCATTCACGATAACTGGCTTGACATAGCCTTGTTTAAGCAGTTTGTAGCCCTTAGATAGATTAAAAGCATCAACTACTGAATCGAGTGAGTAGCCATTCATCACTGCCTGGTTGATTAAATTAAACTCAGTCATTTTTCGTTCTGCATCGATTTTTTCCTCATCAGCAATGCCAGGAATATCTAAATCAAATGTAATAGCATAACCAAGACCACCAGTAACTCGATTAAGTTCATGAGTGAGTCTGGAGTAAATCTTAGTCGCAAATGGCTCAACAGTGTATTTTATGAAGATTTGCTCATCAACACGGACTGAAGCGTAAGTATTATTATCATTTACGCCACGGATTGAAGCTGGTACACCAAAAGCGCTATCAATCTTATCATTAGCCTGCTTAAAAACGGAATCAAGCGACATGTCTTTATTCGATTGAGAAAACGGTACCCATTCAATTTGTGCAGATGTTGCAGCTCCAGTTGCAGGGTCAATAGGACGGTGAGAATAGATAACATTATTATTTCTACCACTTCCACGATGCGAACTTTGCATTTTACTAACAATATCTTCAAATTGCGCTCTGTCTTTAGCTGTAACAATAAATTGACCAGCTGGCACAGCACCGTTCTCAAAGAAGCCTGCTTGATAAGCGGCTATATAATCGTCAACATTAGCCCATTTGGAGATGGCATTGCTTGGGGCATAACCACGGCTGAGATTATACGGATCGTAGCCTGAATAGATTTCGATTACTTCATTCTCGCCGTAGGTTGAACCACTACATTGATAATATTTCTTACCACCACTAACGACTTCACTCACGCCTTCCAAAAATGTCAGACCAGTAAAATTGTCCTCCGTGATATCACCACCAGCATAAGCCGTATTACCTTCATAATGCCACAAAAGTAAATATACTTTTGGGTGAACCAGTGCCATGACTGCCAAGGCTTCACGAAAGTCTGTTGCCGACATCTGCTTATTTGGATGATAAAGCGCATTAACGATATTGCTTTCTTTGACTGGTTTACCATTAGCGTCTATTGCGTATGGTCTAATAACGATGAATTTATTAACAATCGCTTTGATTGACGGGTAGGTATTGTCATAGCTATTACCCTTATAAAAACTATAAGCAAGTGGCGTTGAGCGATAATAACCAGCAGGATGAGAGCTAGTATCATATAATGCTGATTTTGATTTTGCGTTAAATAATCTCTTTAATTTATCAAGCATGAAATATTTCCTTGCGATAGATTATGATTCTATACAGGGTGGCAGATGAATAAAGCGATAATGTTATATCTTTACTTATATAGTTGTATATACATGAAGCAACCATGAAGTAATTTAACAGAGGTAAAATAGCGGTTTTTGTTAAATCCGTGAAGCAAAAATGTTATATCTAGCCAACGATTACTCCACCATATTCAATTTTTGGTGGTGCAGGTGGAGTGTAGAAACATAGTATTGTAGCATCTGCTAGGTCAGGCGAGCGAAAGCCACGTTTTTTGTAGTCATCCTTACTCTCAACACCCCTACGCCCTTTGCTATCCATCTTCCATTCACGGTTCGATAACTCCACTAATAAATCTTTGTCATTTGTGATTGAAATTTGGTCAATGATAGATTGTAAATAAAACCAAGCTTCAGAGATTAGATTAGGGTATTTGTCAGGATTTGAAGCTTTAGCCCCGAAGTTGATCGGGATCACATTATAACCTCTTGCGATCATTTCGTCCGTTACGCCACCACCTACGCCAGTATCATCGATTTTAATTAGGATATCTTTGTCCGCACCAATAAAATTGACTAGTAGATCACAAACTTCAGTTGTGCGTTTTTTAGTAAACGAAGCTCGTCCGATTTCTTTCAGTCCTTTTCGCTTCACAAATACAGTGCGGTCGCCACCAAGACGAGCCACATCCACCCCGACCTCAATTGCTCCTTCGTCGTCAACTTCTCTCCCCATCGCCTCAATCACTTGAGCGGTCTGGATGATATTTTTATCTGAAATAGCAAGCGCTTTGCCTAGATAGTCATGAGCGTAGTCCTCTGGATGATTTATTCGAGCCTGTTCTATTTCGTAAAGAATTTCATTGGAAAGCCAGTCATTCTTCTGCGCAATCCGATAATCTACTTCTAAATGCCAGACATCTTTACGTGGTGGGTTAGTGATAAAATAGGAGATTACAGGGTCAAGGTCGGTGAGGCGGTTTAGTGTCCAGATAATCTTGCTGCCCTTTTTGCGAATAGTTGGATTAAGAATACGTATTGATTTTAGCGTAATGGTTTGCGCTTCATCGATCCATGCAATGTCAACGCCTTCAAGCGACTTAATGGTTGTTTCCACATTTCGATCAAGACCTTTAAAGATGAAGGTTGAGCCGGTGTTGGTATTCGTGATGGTATCGTTTGTCCAGACGAACTCGGAAAATCCATATTGCTGGATTAAGTCAATCAGAAGTTGATACGAGCTATCTGCTATATTCTTCTGGAACTGACGTAAGCAAGCAATACGTACTCGCCTTGAACGAGCCGTTAGTAGCAAAAATCGAGCCACGGTATGGCTCTTTAGGGAATAACGTCCACCCTCAATAACAGCATGTCTCCACCAACTATCAAAAAGTGGCTTAAACTCACTTGGTAGCTTTACGAGTGTTTTTGCTATCACCATCCACAAACTCCACCAGCGCCACTGGTATTTCTATCTTTTCGCCACCGGATGTAATATCACGTTTTTCTGTGATGCGAGCTTTAAGTTTATTGTATTCTGCTATTGCTTTCATTTTGGCACTAAAATCAGCATCCTGCACAATGAGCTTCTCAAGTTGCTTATCTACAAATTGGTCATTAAGCCCATGAGCTTCAAAGATTTCATCGATTCGTTCTAAGATGTTAGGTTTTGTTAGGAGTTCTGATGCGCATGATCTAGCTGTCCTGTACCAGCCAGGCTTACTAGTATCGACATCGTAAGCCTCAATATATGACTGAACGCCATTGCCAAAAAATTCTCTATCACCAGCATAAAGCTGACAGAATAGCTCCTGTTGTGGGGTTAGTCTATGTCCGCCTTTTGTGGTTGGCTTGACAGTAGATTTTACCACCTTTTTACTCTTATTCTTTTTCATTCCCTCTGGTCTTTCTCAATATAATCAAGTAGGTCTTTATTCTCGTAAATATTACCTTCAACTTCATAATCTATCTCCCAGCTCCTATCAAGAGGCATCTCATCTAGGTAATCTTCTAACGGAAGTAAGTAAAACTTACAGTTATCTCTATCCCACGTTACTCTGTAGTAGCCCTGACCAATAATGAGTAAGATATCATCTTCATAGATTTCTTTACCCTCTTTGTCGGTACGACCTGTGAATTGATTGACAATAAAATCATCATTTTTTAAATAATCAGAAAAGCAGTCCATGCCAAGTTCGATTCTTTCTTCGAACTCATTTTGGATGTTATAAATCATTTTCTTTTCTGGTTTATACCACGCTCTGAACTTTAATTCACACATTTTTATTCTCCTCCAACAATTCAGGATTATTATGAATATCACCAATAACTTCGCACCACTGCCGGTGATCATAGAGGCTACTTGCTCCACCGAATATTCCAATCCACGCTATTTGCCACTCTCCACTGGGGTGCTGAATTATTTTACCGATGATATCTCCATTATGTTCTGCGACAATATCACCTCCCCAAATTTCCTTCCCGTTCTTGTCTTTAAATCCAGTATCTTGTTCGATGATATAATCTTCAGCATCGCCGATACTGACCTCACCGTCTTCTACGAACAAGACGTTGTCGCCCTTAACAGTAATACCAATTAGTCCGTCTGCGCCATCATGCATCGGGAAGTATTCTTCTCCGTCTTTATCCCAAACTCTAAATTTTAATTCACGCATTGCTATTACTCCTCTTCTATAGTAGGATGATCTTCATCTGGATCAAAGCTTGTAATTTGGATTTCATTCATTACTACATTTGCATATGAGTCAAAAAACTCATTCTGTTCATCAGATGACATCCTCTCCCATTTCTCTTTTTCTATATTTAGCTCTCTATAGCCATGTCTTGAATATCCATGAATATGGTTTAATGGTTGTGTAATTTTTAACATTTTAGTCATTTTATAGCTCCCCCGTCTCATACTTACGGACGATCTCCCATTGTTTTTCGTGGATTTTGAGGGATTTTTTAAGAGATTTTTTATCTTTAAAGTAAATTTTGCCTGGACTATAACTGTTCAGTGTATAGTTAACATTCCATTTGTTTACAATGATAGAAGAATTATAGTCTGCATAATAAACAATTTCTGCACGCACAAACTTCCCACCATCAGCATCGTCTAGAAGTACTTGGCGAGCAATATCATATTCGCGTTTAGCTTCAAGCTCTTCTGCCGTACGACCATAGCTGCCTGTCTTATAGCGATAGTCGTCTTCTGGTTGTCTAGTATCCCTAACACGGTAAACAAAACCAGACCTATTTATAGCATAATATGCTTCATCTTCTTCTGCTCTCCACCTTTTATATTCAGGAATCTCCTCGAACCAATCCTTGAGAATGTTTGGGAATTTTTCAAGCGTCTTATCGTTGTAAACCGTAATATCTGACCCTTTAAATCGAAGGTCATTAGCGCTGTCTAGGTAGAATTCATCGCCAGCTTTGAACGTTGGCAAGTCTTTTAAGAGTTTGTATCGTTTCATTTTATTTTTTCCTCACTTAAATATTTAATTACTTCTTCTTTTGTCCCCTCAAAACGAGTTTTGCTATGTTTCCCGGCGAGAAATCCTAAAGTTAAGATAATAAACATAACATCTACGACCGTAGATCCACCTAGAAGATGATGATTAAATAAAAGTAATCCAGCAAACATTGAAAATGTAACTATATCTTTAATAATTGAACCCATTACTGATTCGTTTATAACTATGTATTTAGTTTTGTCGTCATCCATATAACTCTCCTTAATAATTCACGGGAAACATTTCTGATCCCTTTGGTTTTTGCGGTAATGTTACTGCAATATCAATATCTTTCACTCCTTTTTCTCTCAAAAATCGCTCTGTCTTTTTAATTTCTGATAAATTAGAGTTTATGATTTTATGTTTAGTGTCATCGTGGGCTGTATAGCGGATTGTGTAGTTAATCGGAGTAGCCGGTTTTGCGTATGTGCGCGTCTTTTTCATGAATTTTCCTTTCTAGCATCACACTTGCCGCATTTGCCATCTATCATGTGCGTCATACACCAGCAATTTTTGCAGAGGCTAACATCGTAGTCTACTACGCTAGTTCTGAACTCTTTATATTCATCCACCGAATGAGTGCCGTTATAATATTTCATTGCTTCATCAATTCCACGAGCTTCGCATATCATGGCGGTCTTCAAAATTATGGTGGCTTCGTTCGCCATTCGCATAAACGTCGCCTCTCGTACGTCCTCGTGGACAAGCTTTATATCTGATTTAGTCTGGGATAAAATCGCCTCTACTATTTTATTGATTGTCGATAATTTCATTGTTATTTCTCTTCTCGGAGGAGTGCCATCAGTGGCTCGACTCACTGACACGGATCCCATTAGCTTAGCTTTTCGGTTTGGCACTTCTTTCATTTTGTCTATCTAAAAATTCTGAATAAGTAATAGCTTCTCTTTCACCATCTTCGTTCTCAAAAACCACTAAGGGTAGCTCAATATCAAATGAGTTTGCTTCTTGTTGCCATGTAGGGTTCAATTCAATCCTTTTAACAATGAAGTTGGTCAATTTAATTTGATGGTTGATAATAAACTGGTGAAGAGGAGTGTATTTGCCGGCTCTATCACAGCCATAACATTCTTTAAGATAGAGGGTAACTTTAGTATCTTGATTTATCATAAAATCTTTCATTATTTCTCGCTCTACCTTTCTCTGGAATTATTCTAGCTGTGGATTTTCTTGCCCAATCAGGCAATTTTCCAGTTGTAATACTAATGTCGTGTAGGGTGGCAAGACGACGTATCGTACTCATGTCTAGATAGCGGTAATCTCGCAATGCTCGCATAAATGGTCGCCAGTGATAAGTCCAAAAGTTCCTCTTTCGAACGTCCCATCTCGTAAATTTCTGCCAGCCGTATTTATCTTTGATATAAATATCACGTGGATTAACGAACCATATTTCGAGACCATTCGTTTTCCGAACGGATACCTGATAATTTCTTGCCACTTTACCTCCTCGCAAGATTTTTATTAGTTATGACACATATGTTTGGTTAGTTACCTGTTAAGGGGTCTCCACTGCAGCTCATAGCGCTGAATTTTACAGTGGAGACAAACAACTTAAAACCAACGTTAGGAGATAATATTAATTACCTTTATACCAACAATCTACAATAGTAGAAATTCAATAGCTAATAGTTATTAGTTTTAAGTTAGTAGGTTAGTGGCTGCGTCTGATTGACATTTAACTGGTTATTATTTAAGGGGGTATTTGCCAGCACCACATTACGTTTTTTTGAGTCCCTTTACTCCTCCATTAAGTTCTTCCAGATAAAGTCTGCTATTTTTTGAGCCTTTTCCTTACGGTTTTCTGCATCACACTCATCATCTTTTTCAGATTTAGTTGATTCATTTTCAAGATTAGACTTTAGCCTTGAAAGGATTGTTTCCCCAAACGATCTGTTTCTCTTAACAATTTCTTTATGTAAATCAGCTAACATCTCATCAGCCATACAGCCACAGCATGTCTGTACTGTATTGCCATTCTTATCTATTCCTACAGCTAGATATCCAACTAGCTCACTTTTATCAGCAATTTTTTTGATTACCTTGATAGCGTCATCTAGACAATCTAATTCATTCCTTTCAAGTGCTTTAGACTTCTTTGCTTTTGCTAATCTCACTAATTTTAGTAAGATTTCTGCATTGCTATGTTCATTGTTTTCCATATTTTCTCCTTTAAAAATTAAATTATTATTCTAATCCTTTACCTTGATCTAAATGGTCGCCATATCCGTTGTTGACTAAATATTCACGAAGTTCTGCCGCCATTGTCAGAATCCAGTTCAAGCCATCTTCAAGTGTTTTACGATTCAGGTAAACGATTCCAACCGTGATGTGGTTTTTGTCAGTATGGTGGATATGCTGATTCTTACAATAGAACTCAAAGCGCTTGAGTTCAGGGTAAAGCACTTGGTAGACTTCTGATTGTTTGGAGTTAGTGTAGTCAGTAGCTGAAGCTTTACCAGTTTTCCAGTCGATTCCAGTTGTGCCATCTTTAACATCTAGTACACCGGAAATAACACACCAATCTGTTAGTTTACGGACTCGTTTAGTTGCCAACTCGATTTCTGGCGCTTCTAGTTTGCGACCACCAAAGATTTTCGGAATGGCTTTATGTTTTTTAACATATCGCTCCCAGATGCCGTGCATTTTTTTACCAAAAGCGGTTGCTGCCGCAGTATTGATTACTATTCCTGGGACATTACGGTAAATCTTGCCATCTATCACATAATCTTTAGTTGTTTCTAAGTCTATATCGCGAACAATTTGCTTTATCTCTTCAATTTTTTTAATTGCAAGCTTATCAGATATTTCATTAGCTAAATCTTTCTTGCCTGCATACGGAGCAACTGCTCGGTCAATATCTCCACTCGCCCAAGCACTTAAAGTTGAATAGCTGACACGAATTGCGCCAAAACCATCGTTATTCATTAGAAGCCTCGCTTACGTTTATTCTGATCGTTTTTTTACGTTCTACTTCTGTGATACCAGTAGGTAGTCGGTAGTATTTTGCTCGATGCTCATCAACTGCCTCAGAATCGATTGACCACGTGGTCTTTTTCTTCCAAAATTTAGAACTGTGAAACTTAGCTTCGCCATTGTCTTTATATTTTGCGCCGGCAGCAGAATAGTTGATCTTAATCTTCTCACCTTTAATGGCAGAGAAATTAGGATTAAATTTTAATGCTTGGCGTTCAATCTCTGTTTTAAGTAATTCGACTGCATTATTAACTTCTGATTGAATTTCTAAAAGGCGAATAATTGCTTTTTCAGCATCAGGATTGACAATAAAGTCTTTACCCTCGTTCTGTGCTTGAAAAATCTCGGTTGGGTTAATTTTTACTACCAATTCGTTGTTCATTTTTTATTCTCCTGTTCTAGTTGATCAGCTAAATTACTTACTTCCTCGACAATCTCTGCTTCTTGAGTTTCTGTGAGTTCTGGCTTGCGTTGTGGATTATCTTCATATTCGCCATCAACAGCCTGATCTTCTTGAATTGCTTTTTGGAGTTGAGTATTTAAAGGACCGAACTTACTAATCAAAAGCTTTAATACAGTCTTCTTTGCCATTGAATCGAAATCATCGCTCCAAAGCCCCGAGCCGTATTTGGCAAAATTTTTGGAGTATTTTTTGGCATGCTTGTTCAGTTCCTCGACGGTCATGTAAAGCGACTTCTCGAAGCCATTTAATAGTCTGAAATAAGCCACGAAACCAATTGTGGGAGCTTTTTCACGCTCAACTTGGTCTTCAATCCATTTGAACTCAATCTCACCGCTTAGACGATCAAATTTAACGATTTCGCCCTCTTTTACTTCCGAAGCATTTATGGTCTTGTAGAAACCGGAACGTTGAGCTAATTGGATGAAACCTTTGTAACCCATTTGAAATTGACAGACCGTCTCTTCATCTTTCTTATTCCTATTTAGCGTATAAGGAATCAAATAAGCAAAACCTAAGTTCTGATTGATCGGTAGATCCATTGAAGCGGCAATCAGTGCCGCGGAAACTACGCTTTCAGGCTTACAAGTATTGAGTAGTTTATTGGCGTTCGCAGCTGCAACTAAACTCGTTACAAATTGTGATGCTCGTCTGCCGAGTAGATCGTTAAGACGAGTGCTAACAGCATCTTCTCGGATATATTGAGCTATTGATAATCGTGTCTCTGTCATTTTTTATTGTAATGGCTCCTGCCATTCTCCTTCTTCGTCATCTACTACTTCGCTACTATGTCCATCTGGATATTCAATCAATTTGCCACGCTTAAATGTTCGCCAAGCACCACAATTGTTGCAAACTTCAACATCCTGATAATCATCAACGTAATCACCCTTAATTGGATCTGCATGACCAAAATCATACTTATCAGTATGAGTCTCCTCATGTAGGCAAGTCGAAATAGTATCATCGATTACTTTTACTTCAATTTTCATTTTTTCATCTTTCTTCAAGATTTTTAATTACACTAATAACTCCAAGTACTAGTAGGTATAAACTCGTCCAATTGATAATTGGATACCTTCCACCACCTATGAATAGTAATAAGATCCCTAATCCGATGGTAATAATGCTCTCGATAGTAGACATACCTTCAATTTGGTTGTTATTTATTTTTTCTTTTTTGTAATTTTTGTTTTGGCGTCGAACCATATTTCTCTCCTTTTTAGTTTAATTTCACCTCTAACTGCTTTTGTTCTTTCTGCCATTCATCTACTTGTGTGAACTGGCGAGTGTCCGCTGTTAGTTTTTTGGTGTCAACGTGAAGCTATAAACCTAAAATTGATGAATGGAGTTTAATAGCCTCACGAAACAACAAAAAACGGTCTTCGTGAGACCGTGATAAGAAAAACACACCGACAGGGGCGTGTTATTTTACAACCATGTAAGTTTTTTAAAGTGTTTGATTAAATTAATAGTAAATAATTTAATCCAAAAAATATGATAATTAATACACTTAGAAATCTCGATCAGACGACGGATAATGTATCCGATATGACGATCCCGGAACAAATGCCTTCGTTTGAAGACCATATACAAAGAAAAGACTTCTCCGACAAAAGGCGTAATTTTGAAAAACCGCAAGACAATTCCGATATAGTCGCTTCCACAGTAGTAGTATATATTCATTCAGACCTTACGAAAAAAAATGATTTCTATGGCAAGATAATGAAAAGTGAATCCGAAAGATGGTATCCTGATATTAGAGGAACTAGAACTAGGGCCGCCGCTGAATTTGAAACATCGATGTTCGAAGAATGGAAACAAAATCTTCTAAACATGAACGGAAAGACTGCGGTAAAAAAATATGGACAGAATCCAAAAAACTTCGAGGCGCTCAAAAAATTACATAATTATCTGATAAGTGGAAATGATCCGAAAAATATGCCTGAATTTTTGACATATTGTTTTGATGGCGATGATGACGGCCTTGATGTTGCAACACGACACCTGACTTATAACCACGACAGCGGAGGCGGCTGGAACTATTATTCGTCCAAAAATGAAAAAGTTGGGTTAGAACAACCGATTCGTGCTGATGGACGACTTTATTTGAATGCTGAACCGATGGATACCTACGACATTGCTGGCAAATTTGTATCTGCTTGCAGAGAATCTGGGCTTCCGTACGAGTTCAAGATAAATCAATTTGCGGATCGTGCCGACGCAATGGTATTTTATATTGATAATGGTAATTTTGACGGGTATTTTGGAATTTTAAACAAGATACTCGCTGAGAATCCGCAAATTAAGAAACGTATAGGCAAACCACCTCGCTTAACAGAAAAAGTAAATGATGTAATAGGATATGGCGATGAAAATGGCGGTATGTCATATAACGACCGCATGTGTACAAAATTTCAGACGGCTATCGAGCAGGTCTCTGTAGATCAAGCCGCCGTTGCGCCATCACTATCAGTTCAAGAGCGCGCCAAAGTACTCTATGTTAATTTTCATGAACAATTTATTACTGCGATACAAGAAAAATTACATAAATAACTTTTCTTTAGTGAATGCTTATACTGTAATTTAATTATATATTAGTCGATTACGGTCAGAAATTCGGTTCTGACCGTTTTTATCCAAGAGCAAGTCCATGGCATCGTAAGTAACTGTGGAGTAATTAATGAATCTTCTGCATACCAAATTGACGACTCTAATTGTACCAACAAAAAACTCAGAGATTTAGCTCTGAGCTTTCAATTTCATATGGAGCCGCCTGGCTTCGCGGCTACTCCATTCGTCGAAAATAAAAAATAAACCCCTGCGGATTTTATTTTGTTATTTTCTCCTCATGGAGCCGCCTTCGAGATTTGAACTCGAGACCCCTTCCTTACCATGGAAGTGC